TTTATTTGTCATTTAAGGGTCGTGAAATCTATCTGCCAATTGACCAATCAACACAAATGAACGGCATGGCGATTTTCTACAAGACCACTGGAGATGGCAAACCGTTAATGCTGAAAGAAGAAAAGCAACCTGAATTAAAAACGGCTTAGTTATCAAGAGCTTATAAATACGATGCTTCGTATAATGTATAATATGTCAATAAAATCAACAACTTAGGTAATAATCATAATGACACAGTTTACTTATAAGTGCAAGAAATGTGGGGCTTGTTTTAGTTCCCACGGTCTTTTTGCTATGCATGCTTATCGCTGTCAGGGGTGACCTATGACCGATTTAGAAAAAGCAAAATTCGTTACTGATCTTCTTAATGGGCTTTCACCATTGTTTATTGCTGCTTTCCTTTTTGGAATTTTGGTCGGTGTTTTCTTCTTCGGTCGTATTGTTGATGTTATTGACCGTCTTGGTTCACGTCTACGTCGTCCAAAACGTATTAAAGCAGTCCGTGATTTTAAAGAACATGGAGATTTTGAATATCTCTATCTGTTCCAAGGGCGCTATTACAGTCTTGGTGAATATCAAGAACGTAAAAAACAAGTTTTTAGTCACCACGATGCTTACCTCAAGTTTTTAAAACAAGAAAAGCAAGCTGCTAAGAACAAAGGAATTTAAAGAATGAGCTTTGTCTGTAGTCAACTATCACAACCTAACGAGAACGGGTTACAGACTTGCATCATGTGGCAAGAACAAACTGATTACTTGCCAGCTTTGACCGCTGCCGAGGTAAAAGAAATATCAATGTACATCATACTAGCGTGTGTTGTTGCGTGGTGTTTTAGACACCTTGGCGAATTTATCAAAACCTTTATGAAATAAGGGGACATCTCATGTCACAACAAGAAATGCAACAACTAATCTTATCTACTCCAGTGCAATCTAAACGCCCACGTTTTGCTTTAAACCGCAAAGCTATGGCTGGTTCTATTGCAATGGTTTTCTCAATGATTGCTGCGCCTGCAATGGCCGCAGGTGTTGATTTAGGTATCAATGCTGAAGAATTAAAAACTTTGATTCTTGGTCTTATTGCTACGATTGCTTTACTTGGTACTGCGTACTTAACAGTCCTTGTAGCAACGTCAGCATTCGGACTGATCCGCCGAGTTATCCGCGGATAACTCAAAAAATGGGGGTCAGTTTCTGACTCCCTTTTTGATTTTACGACCATGATTATTATTCTGCTTCTCGCGCTTCTTCTCTGTCTTATTCTCTTTACTTAAATATTTAAGGGGATGTTTATGCGTTTTTTTAAATATTTAGTTTTCATTTTTTTCTCGATCATATCAGTTAATGCATCCGCAGCATTGCTTTGGTATGTTCTTGGTGATGAATCAACTTATTACTCAACTCCACAAGCTGCTTGTCAAGCATTTGTATCAAAAAAATCATATACATATGTTGATGTCTATCCTGATACTGCAAAACCTGAGCTTTGTCGATATCGGTTGCCCGGGCAATCAAATAATTCTTATACATATCTAAGTTATAGAGAAGAAGTTCAAAAGTGTCCTTCTCGCAGTGAAATGGCGGGAATGCAAAATACTTTTTTTGATTACAATACTCCAGTTCCCACCCGTACATGTACGCCAGCTGGTGATAAATTCTGTGTATTTGAAGCTGACTCTGCTGACCCTCCGATTACGAACTATCCAAATCGTCAACATGTTTTGTTATGGTCTAAATCTACTGTTCCTGCGGTTTCATGCACACCAGCATTCAAAGGCGTTTGCGATAAAAACGATCCCTATGGCGGTTGTTATAGTCCTCCTAATGATGGCTGTACTCGTCAGTCTAATGGCTCTATTGTTTGTCCCAATGAAAACCCTCCAGACGTTAAAACAGGCTGCACAAACAATGCAACTTATTGTGAACGTCCTTCGGGCGGTTGTGGCTCTAATTATGTCCCTGGCTCTTTTAACGGTAAGCAAGTTTGTGTAAGAAAATCTAACACTGGGTCAGACGGTAACGACGGTCAAGATGGTAAAGACGGTAAAGATGGCGCTGACGGTAAAGACGGCAAAGATGGCGCTGATGGTAAGGATGGTGCCGATGGCAAAGATGGCCAAAACGGTCTTGATGGTCAAAATGGTTTAGATGGAAAAGATGGTCAAGATGGTAAAGATGGCCGTGATGGTAGAGACATGGACCCAAGTCCTATCGTAAATGCTATTAACGCAATGTCTGACAGATTATTTGGAGCACTTGAATCATTAAAACAAAAACTATCTCAATTACTTGAAAATATTTCTGAAAAGTTAGATTCAGTGATCGGCGAGCAGAAAGAGACAAATAAAAAACTCGATACGTCAAACGAACATTTAGACAAGATCGAAGATGCAACTCTTGCAGCATCAGAAGGCATTGGACAATCAAACAAACATTTAGAAAAAATCGAAGAAGCTACACAAGCCACCAGTGAAGCAGTTGGACAATCAAACAAACACTTGGAAAATATCGAAGAATCTACGGCTGCTGCGAGTGAATCTCTCGGCGAGATCTCCGATGCAACCCGTGCTGCAAGTGAAACTCTTGGCGAAATTGCAGACTCTACACTTGCTGCATCAGAGGGAATTGGCGAAGCAAACAAACGTTTGGGCAAAGTTAAAGATTCAGTCGATGGCATTTATAAATGCAAAAACGAATCATATAACTCGGGTGACGAAAATTCAGAAAAATACCGTGAATGTACAGAAGAAGATTTAAGAAATATGGGTGCTGGAGACGGTGAAACAGATGTTTCTGCTGATGCTGTTCAATTAGATACATCAGATGAAAATCGTGTTCGTTGGTCTGCTATTTGTCCTTCTCCGGTTTCACAGACTGTCAGCATCATTGGCTATTCATGGACTTATTCTTTCGAATTTGACTCACTCTGTACTGTACTTTCACGATTATCTAGCTACTTCATATTTGCCGCATATCTAGCTGCTGCATTCATCATTGCAGGTGTCCGCAATGGTTAGAATCCTCGTCTTACTAATCGGTTTCGTACTTGAAGGGGCAATAAAAAGACTCCTTGTCGGTGCTGGTCTCTCATTGGTTTCCATGGTCAGCATTCAGACTTTCTTTGACTACAAAATCAATCAAGCATTGTCTCAAACAGGTCAGATGGATAACTGGATTTTGGGTCTGATGGCTGTTGCTCGATTCGATGTATGTATTTCTATCATTATTGGAGCAGTTGCAGCTCGAGTTGTTATTGCATCAGCTTCACTTACGCTGAGTAAAATAAAATGATCTATTTATTAACTGGTGCCATTGGCACGGGCAAAACAACCTATGCTGTAGACAAATTAATGCAGCATGATGAAGATAATAAAAAACATATAAAAAATGGTGACTTGGATAAAGTCAGAAAAATCTACTCAAATATTTCAGGTCTCGTTGTCGATCATGAGCCGCTGCCTGACGATTGGAGAACAACACCTAAAAACTCAATTCTTGCAGTCGATGAATGTCACAAGATTGATATCTATAAACCGACTCGCAAGGTTTTGCACGATGACGAACGTATTGTCGCTCTCAATGAATCTCGCCATGATGGTTATGACTTTTACTTCATCACACAGTCACCAAAATTTTTGCATCAGCATGTACGCGGCCTAGTCAATCAGCACTTTCACTTTCACAATCCAATGGGTCTAGGTGTTGCCACAGTTTTTATGTGGCGACATGGCAATACAACGACACCTGATTCACAAGCGGCTAAAAATCTTGCTGAAAACAGTTTCGTATATCAGTTTAAGAAGGACGTACAACAAAACTTTAAATCGATTGAAGATGATGCCCAACATACTCGCAAAGTTAATATTCCGAAGAAGGTTATCGCTTGGATCGCTGCACCCATTGTTCTGATTGCTGTCATTGTTTACTTACTGAATAAACCTGCTGCGACTGGAAATTTGACGGGTGAGACATTTACCAACTCAATGAAAAAAGATGCTGAGAAAGCAAAAAACAATATGGAAACGATGGGTCAGAACTCTCCAGCAGCAACTGATCAACAACGTGCATCATCTGAACCATATTCACAGCAGCAGCAACAAGTACAAACCGTTGAATATGACATCACAAAACCATATTCACAGGATTATTCAGTTAGCTATCAGATCGTAGAAAAACCTCGATTAGCAGGTTGTATTGCATCTAAATCAAGTTGTTCGTGCTATACGCAGCAAGCAACTAAAATCGAACTCTCACAAGCTGATTGTAGACGTTACGTTAGCGGTGATCGTCCGTTTGACTACTTCACGCAACGCCCACAACAGATGCAACAGGTCGCTGTACAGCAACAAGCGCAAAATCAAGGCTCTCCGAGTGATTTTGACGCTAAGTATCAGCAGTACAGACAAGCCAACAATGTTGTATATGAAACAAGAACTCTTACATCTAACCCTGTCAACGGGGCTAATGCATTATAAACAGAGGGTGCGGAGTGCACCTGAACTGACGCATAACGACTTAAAACCTTCTCTCCCTGATTACAGGCTCCGACATGCATAAATACAGTAGAAACCGAGCTATGCTCGCCGATAGCGTTTTGCCATATCTAAAGAACATTTCACAGACTTGGGTTCAATGTTCATACTGTGGCCGGACGTTGTTATATTCACAGCGAATGAGACATACAAAAGATTTTCATACAAGCCCCACTGGGGGATTGATCATAGATTTCTGATTGGCATTTTATTACAGCATCGATTTGTCCCGGAGAGATCTGCAGCTGAACAAAAATGTACTTAAGTTATTGATAGTTCGTAGGGGTTAAAAAAATGGATTGGCAAAATATTACACCTCATCTTGTTTTTATAATTTGGTATGTTGCTCTACTATATTTTTTCTTTAAAGATAATCAAAAGCAATGCTGAGATTTCGCATAATACCAAGATTATGTTATTTATCAATGTGTTGCATATACCAAGACAAAGCCGTGATTTCACGGCTTTTTTTGTATGTCAACAATGCAAGAATTTCATTCGCACTCGATTGATATTTAACATGAATCTTCATTATGCGACATCGAAGGCGAGTAGCGGAACGGAGCGGAGCGGGGGTGCACGGCAACGTGCAACAACCCGCCACGTACCGTACCGCAACACAGCAAATTAGAGCAGGGTAGTACGACATATTTTGTCGCCCTGGGAGATTTCGTCCACCATCTCTAGTGGTGGACTATACTCCGATATTTCGGACTTTTTGCAATGCATCAATTTGGTGCATGCTTATCTTTGCTTATATTTTGAGCACTATTTTAAGTTTTTTGTTTCTACTTTAACGTTCCCATCTCTGGTTACTTCAATTATTCCATCCAACAAAGTCTGTTTGATTATTTCATGGAATATCTCTGTATCACGTAATGGCTTTTTGCCTGCTTTCACAAGATCTCTATTCAGCTTCAAAGCCACTTCATTTAGTGCTTGTTCTTCTTCATCTGTAAATCGAAATGTCTTAGCCATAAATAGATTCCTTTTAAAATCATTTAATTCTAAATGAATTTGTGATTTATGCTTGTGTTCATATGTGATTTATGTTTTTATTTGCATCAAGTGATTTATGAATTTGTGATTTTGGGGTCATCTATGATAGATAAAATCGTGATGCACATACCTGTCGACATGTCTCTCGTTGATGTTCGAGAGGATGGCAAGTATTGCATTTTCGGTGTTGATCTATTTGATGTTGGCATCAAGGTTGAATCTCGTTCTTGTTATAAAGATGAGGATGGGGTCATCCAGTTTCGAGTTTTAAATCACCCTTTTTCTAAATTGCCTACGTCATTCACAGAGATGGCGTTCAAGTTTTACCATGAAGGTATTCATATTCCTTATGTTGAGTTGAAATGCAGTCCTGCAAAGATTCTCCAAGGACACAATGTTTATGGATCTGATTGGATAGAGCAGGGTGCTTTAGAGATGCTTGGCTATTTGGCTGAAACATATCCTGTTTTATACGGCATGCTTGCTGTAAGTGAAACTGAGGTTAAACACCTTGATGTAACTTACTTTGCTCGTTTACAGGATGAACGCCAAGTAACTAAAGCTATTGAATTTCTTAGAAATTTATCAACCAAGTATGTTGGTAAATCTGAGAAGCAAGTAATTCATAAGAATACTGTTTATTTCGGCGCAGCTCGTGCAAAACGATTTGCTCGAAAGATTTACGGTAAACATTGTGAATTTATGGACCAGTTAGAAGAAATGAAGGAATTGGCAAAGAAGAACGACAAGAATGCTCAACGTGTTGTTGCTGTTATGTCCGACCCTAATCTTCAGGAATTCTCTAAAGGTCTTTTGCGCTTTGAAACTGGTGTAAAAGCCTATGCGCTTCGTGAATTAAATATACCTACTAATCTATTTCAACTAATTCGTTATCAACGTGAAAATCCTTATTTCTTACGCAATTTGTGGGTACAAGCCAACCGTGAAATTTTTAAAGCCCTAGAGGGTCAGACTATGAAAGTTACAGATCATGATTCAATATTTAATGAAATTGTTAATAAATTACAGAAAGTTAGCGAGCAAGATACTGTGAATTCAGTTCGTGCGGACAAGATATTTCAGTTTTACCAGTTTCTTGAGAATAAAGGACATGCTGAGGCTAAAAATAAGTATGAGCATCAGTATTTTAAGTTTATTGCTGACCTTTTAGAGTGTGGTTTTACTGAGCACTACATCAAGAATATATCAGTTAATCCTGATCATAATCTTGATCAAATGACGGCTTATATCATTGTTTTTCATCGCTTTAAGAAGGTTGTTAAAGGTAGCAAAGTATCTTTAGTTCAGGCACGTAATTTACTGGATTTCTATAAAGATATTCAGGAATTAGGTTATGAAACCATGAGTAAGCGTTATGGGAAATCACAGTTTAATAATCTTGTTAATAAGCTTAAAACTTGCGGATTCTCGAAGCTAACTCTCCAGAACCTTCATGTTCAATCAACAAATAACATTATCCCATTTATCAAATACGTTGAAATAAATTTCGATCAACAAGTACCAGATAATTTCGTTGAACCTATCTCTACATTTAACCAGCGCGAATTACGCATAGCTTAAGGAACTCATCATGTCTCTATTAATTTTTAATGCCAAATTACTTGATTTAACTACAAGTGTTTCAGACAAAGGCGAATTAAAAATGCGCCTTGTATTCAAGTCAAAGAAATTTGACAAAGGTCTCGAAGAATGGGTGCCGTGTTCACAGAACGTTACTGTCATCGAAGATCATCATCATATGAAAGATTTTTATTTGTCATTTAAGGGTCGTGAAATCTATCTGCCAATTGACCAATCAACACAAATGAACGGCATGGCGATTTTCTACAAGACCACTGGAGATGGCAAACCGTTAATGCTGAAAGAAGAAAAGCAACCTGAATTAAAAACGGCTTAGTTATCAAGAGCTTATAAATACGATGCTTCGTATAATGTAACTGACAGATTATGTTACATAGTGAATTTGCTAGAATAATAATACTTGCAAATTCACGTAATTTAACATCAATCTGCATTATGCGAAGTTGAAATAAGAAGCCGACTTATTTAAGTCGGTTTTTTTTTGGGAGGTTAGGGGAGTCCACGTCTTCTAATGGTGGACTCTAGTCCGATATTTCGGAATTTTTTGCTATTTTGCAGTCCTTTTTAATCATCTTTTCCTAGTACTTCCTGTCGATATCGTAGTACTTCCTCAGCCTTTAAATTTGGCAAGTGATATTTAATCAAAGCATGTATTACATCACTCTCAGCCATGAGTGATTTTTTCTGCACGACGAATTTCATTAACGTCTCTTTTACGTCTTCAACTTCTTCACTGCGAATTTTGTAGACTTTGCTCATTTGTTAACGCCTTGTAACTAAATAACTTGGTAACTTTTTAAATATTAACCTGTTTTATTGGTTGACAAGTTACTTAGTAATTTCGTTTAATGTTTTAAACGCGGTTACTAGGTAACTTTTCCTAATGCTAGACCATCTTTGTATAAATGCACCCTTCGAATCTTCGTTCTATTCAGTGAATGAAGCAGGGCAGTATTTTTTCATTGATGTTGATCTTCATAGTATTGAAATACCTCTGGCAAGTCGTTCAGTGTATAAAAACGATGATGGCAGTATTTCTGCTGCTGCTTTATTTCACCCATTTGAATCAGTCCCTACACATTACACAGGCATGGCGATGAAAGTGTTCTTTGATTCGGCTTATGAGCCGTATGTTCAGATCAAGGCTTCGCCTGCAAAGTTACTTCAAGGTCACAATGTGTTTGGTGGTGATGATATCGAGCAAGGTGCTATGGAAATGATTGGCTTCTTGCATGAAGCGTATCCAGTTCTAGCACGCATGTTGGATTGGGAACGTGCTTGGGTTTCACATATTGACGTGACTTATTCAGCACGTGTTAGAGATCAAAGAACAGCACACAAGGTGCTTGAATATCTTGGCAATGTCAGCAATGGCCAGACACGTACAAGTAAAAAGGCTTATGACACGTCACGTTACTGGGGTGGTGCTACATCACGTTTAGTACAGCACAAGTGCTATTTGAAACATGAAGAATTTTTAGCTCAATTTGCTGAATTACAGGAACGTGCTAAGCGCATGGATAAGTCAGCAATGCGAGTTGTTGAGGTTATGTCTGATCAGCGTTTAGTTGATTGGACGATTGGGTTGTTACGTTTTGAATCACGCTTAAAAAAGCGTTGGCTGGAACGTAATGGTGTACCAACAAATCTATTCGAATTAATCCGCTTTCAAAAGCAGAATCCTAAACTTTTACAAACACTTTGGACTAAAGCAACGCATAGCATATTTGAAGCTCTGAGAGGTCAAACTATGAAATTAACTGATGATAAAAGTGTACTTGAAGCAATTGAACGATCAGAAGTGGTTATGACTAAATCGGGTAAAGCTTCACCTACAAAGGTTCGAAACATATTCGCAATGTACTGTTTAATAAGAGAAAAAGGATTTGAGGAAATCAAATCACAGTACAAAAAATCACAGTTTTACAATTTGGTCGCACAGCTTTGTGAGTGTGGCTTTTCAAAGGCTTATCTACAGAATTTACATACTGAGAAAGCGAATAACATTATTCCATTCGTCAAGCTCATCGAGATTGATTTTAACCAGCAATTGCCAGAATGGTACGAAGAGCCAAACTCGCAATTCAATTACAAAATAGCCTAATTAGGAGCTTCAACATGTCACAAGTTCAAACCGTACTCGTACAGGGTTTAGTAATGTCTAAGGGTGAATTTACACCTGATAATGGCAAGAACAAAGGCGTTCCAACGCCATACGATAATTTAAATATTCATGCAGCTATTCCATTTCCTGAATCAAATATGGAAGCCAAAGGCGCAAAAGAACAACTTTTTAAATTAAAAGGTTCAGGAAATTATTATCGTTTTAAAGACGTTGAGCTACCAGCAATGTTTGATCTTGAGTTCGAATTTGATTTTACACGCACACCGCCAAAGCCAGTGTTGAAGGACATTAAGGTTAGCGAAGAACAATAATTCATTACATATCAAAGGCTTAATATAAATTCTTTCGTATAATGTATAATATGTTAAAAATCAATAACTTACGGTAATAATCATAATGACACAGTTTTTATATCAATGCAAGAAGTGCGGGGAATCGTTCAGCTCACATGGTTTATTTGCTGTTCATTATTACCGCTGTCAGGGGTAGCCATGAATCAATTCTTTGATTTCGTTGTTTGGTTTTACTTCCTAGTTGGTTTTTTTGCCACTCCATATTTTGTCATGCGTTTAATTGCTTGGGCAATTGATCGTTACCAGAAGAGATAAGAAATGCAAGTTTTTGGATGTAGTCAGTTTTCACAGCCTGATGCTAACGGCATCCAACAATGCTTGGAATGGGTAGTTGTTTCGACTTCCATTTTGCCCCCTTTAACCATGGAACAAGCGACTGTGATGGGAAGTGGTTTTTGGCTCATTTGTGTTGTTGCTAAGGGCTATCGTGAGTTAGCAGACTTTATAAGAACTCTACGTTAATTATTTAAAGGAGAATCCTCATGGGTTTAAAAAATGTAGAACGCATCGAAGAACAAAATGTTCATCAAAAAACATGGTTTCAACGTTTCCGTACTTCAGCAAAGTACAGTCTTGTTGTTGCTGCACCAATGGCACTTATGAATGCTGCTAATGCTGCGGATGCACCTGCTGCACCAGACACAACCTCAATTGTTACTTATTTGGGTCTCATTGTTGTTGCTATCGGTGTTGTTGGTACAGCGTGGTTGATGGCTCCGCTTGCTGCAAAAGGTATTAAAGCGATTCGAGCAGCATTCTAATCGTATAGCGCGCCACACGAAAAAATTGCGACCGAGGGCGCGCAGGTCGAATTTTTTTGTGTGGTGCATAATATGTCTGAATTCTTTCCCTACTTTTATCTACTTTGCTGGATCGTTCCAGCAATCATAATGTTTAAATAATTGAGGGATTTTTATGAGATTCTTCAAATATTTACTATTCTTTTTTTTCTCGGTCTTTTCTGTTAATGCTTTTGCTTCTTCATGGAAAGCACAATCTGCTTCAAAAGTTGCATTCGGTTCTACGCCTGATTCTGCATGTAAAGCTCTATACGATCTTTTGTACGATGGAACAACTTGGAAATATAAGGGACCTAACGAAACTAATACTATCTGTACAATTCAAGGTAGCAATGGCGGTGCAGTACTTGGTTATTTATCTCAAGAAGAACAAAAATGCCCGTCACGTGATGAAATGGCAGGAATGCAAGTAACGTGGTTTAACTACAATACTCCAGTTCCAACACGTACTTGTACACCAGTCGGCGATAAATTTTGTGTATATGAAAATACTGACCCTTATGTCACGAATTATCCAAATCAGCAAATGGTTGTGCTTTGGTCAAAATCTACAGTTCCTGCAACTTCTTGTAGCCCTCAATACAAAGGTGTTTGCGACAAAAACGATCCTTACGGTGAGTGTTATTCACCGCCAAACGACGGTTGTACTCGTCAAAAAGATGGCTCTATTGTTTGTCCAAATAATGATCCACCAGACATTAAATCGGGTTGCTCTAATAATGCGACTTATTGCGAACGACCATCAGGCGGTTGTGGATCAAACTACGTGCCAGGTTCATTCAATGGAAAACAAGTCTGTGTCAGAAAATCGAATACCGGTTCAGACGGAAATGATGGTCAAAATGGTAAAGATGGCAAGGACGGTGCTGATGGAAAAGACGGTAAAGATGGCAAGGACGGTGCTGACGGCAAAGACGGAAAAGATGGTCAAAACGGTTTAGACGGTCAAAATGGATTAGATGGTAAAGATGGAAAGGACGGCAAAGATGGTCGAGATGGCCGTGATCTAGACCCAAGTCCTATTGTTAACGCTATTAATGCAATGTCTGATCGTTTATATGCTGCAATAGAATCATTAAAACAAAAGCTCTCGCAATTGCTTGAAAACATTTCAGAAAAGTTAGATACATCAAATGGGCATCTTGAAAAAATCGAGGAAGCAACTACAGCGGCCAGTGAAGCTCTAGGCACTGCCAATGGACATTTAGAAAAGATTGAGGAAGCAACCACAGCGGCAAGTGAATCTCTGGGCGAGATAAAGGATTCTGCACATGCAGCGAGTGAGGCTCTAGGCACTGCCAATGGACATTTAGAAAAGATTGAGGAAGCAACTACAGCGGCAAGTGAAGGCATTGGCAAAACAAACGATAAACTAGGCGAAATATACGATTTTCTTTCATCCAGTGAAGTTGCACAAACTGAAACAGAAGACGGAAAAGTTGATGTATTGGAAAGAGAAATTGATACAAATTTCGATCCGAATGAGCCTGTAAATTATTTTGTGTAAGTTCCATTTTTTATAAATGATCTTTTAATCGATCATCGAACTGAATCGTAAACCAATTCATTGCTAAACGCCAATTTTGAATTGGCATCGTCCATTTCTTCGCAGCATTTGATGTTGCTAAGTAAATGACCTTCTTTACTGAGTCATCAGATGAAAAGATTTTCCTCTTCTTCGTTGAATGGCGTATTACGCTATTCAACGACTCAATCGCATTTGTTGTATAAATTGCATGACGTATTTCGGCTGGATAGCTAAAGATCGTTCGGATATTTTCCCAATTGGCCCGCCAGGATTCTCCAATTTTGGGATACTGGTGATTCCATTGATCACAGAAGATGTCTAGGGACTTTAAAGCATTTTCCTCTGTACTTGCCTGATAAATCGCTTTCAGACCCGAGGTAACAGCCTTGTAGTCTTTCCAGCTTACAAATCTCAGGCTATTGCGTACAACATGCACGATACACAGTTGAATATCAGTATGAGGGTAAACGGAGGCTATCGCGTCAGGAAAGCCTTTTAATCCATCTACACAAGCAACAAGAATGTCCTGTACTCCTCGATTTTTTAGCTCTGTCATGACTGACAGCCAGAATTTGGCACCTTCTGTCTGAGCAATCCACATACCCAGTAATTCTTTTTGTCCATCCATATTGATGCCTAAAGCAAGGTATACGGACTTGTTAATCACATTGGAGTGCTGACGGACTTTGACAACAATACAGTCAAGATAGACAACAGGATAAAGGCTATCTAAGGCTCTATTTTGCCACTCAGTCACTTGCTCAATCACAGCATCGGTAACTTTGCTGATGAGAGATGCTGAGACATCGGCATCGTACATTTCTTTGAAGAAGGCTACAATTTCCCTATTAGTCATTCCTTTTGCATACAGTGAGAGGATTTGGTCATCCATACTGGTGATGCGTGTTTGGTGCTTTTTGATAATTTGTGGCTCAAATGAACCTTCTCGATCACGGGGAATATCTAAAGCCAGTTGTCCATCTTGAGTTGTAATGGTTTTAGAACTAAACCCATTACGGCTATTTGAGCCTTTCCTGGACTGATGCTTTTCATAACCGAGATGGTCTGAAAGTTCAGTATTGAGTGCAGTTTCAATCATGAATTTTTTAAAGACTGCTGTCATTTGGTTTAAGTCTTCTGGTGTTTTTAGACCTTTAGCCAATTCGGCAGCCATACTTTTGATTGTTGCTTCATCCATGTGAAGTACCTTTTGTAATTATCCTCTGAAGGATAAATGAAAATTAAGTACTTACACAAAATTTAGAACAGTCCCATCCGAATATTTTAAATGCAACCGATCAATGCCCACCGCCTATGGTGATTACGTTCAATATTGTTCAAACATATACAATTACATTCAGCTATGAAAACTTTTGTTATGGCGCTTCATTAGCTCGCCCGTGGGTGATTTTTGTTGGCATGTTGACTGCTTTCTTGATCGTTACGGGTCAGATAAGAGGTGGCTCTAATGATTAGACTGTTATCAATATTATTGCCTTTTATTGCTGAAAAAGTACTTAGTTTTGCGTTCAAAAAGTTGCTACTGGGGGCTGGTCTAGGTCTTGTCACGTTTGGCATTACACAAGGCGTTTATTCGATTCTTCTTAACTATGTCAAAGATAGTTTTTCAATGCTTTCAGCAATGTTTTATCTGATTGATATCTGTGGCTTGGATATAGCAATTAGCTACATCCTTTCTGCTATTGCGATTCGTTTGACAATGAATGCAGGTAAACTGAGCTTGAGGAAGATTTAAATGTTATATGCAATCATCGGAAAGCCTGGAGAAGGAAAATCATATTTCTCTGTTACTAAGATTTATGAATTTCAACAACTTAATTTAGAAAATATTAAAAAGAATGTTCCGATCTTTTCAGAAAATAGGACGCTGCTCGAAGAGCGCGACCTTTTAGAAAAGGATTACACATTCACGTATGAAATAGGTAATGAGACATTCACAAAGACTTGTAATCATTCATATTTCGATAAGTTAGAGGATGGTGAGCAATTCGAATATTATTTCGAGTACTATTTCTTTTATAACAAGTATATCGAGCAGATATATACAGAAGAACAATTAAAGCTTACGGCTATTCTTCCAGTGCGTCAGCTATATGCGAATATTAATGGTCTAAAGATTGATGGTGTATTGCCGTTTCCTGATTTGGATTGGATACGTACTCCTTGGGGGTCAGATCATTTTATTGACGAAGTGCGTGATTGCCCACCATACAATTGGGATGGTCGTAAATATTCAGAGCACCGTTTAGTTAAAGGCATGTCGAAAGTACGTCATACAGATAAAAACGTATTTTTGATTACACAAGATTCAGAAGATTTAAATTATTCATTACGAAAATTAGTAGATAAACTTTATTTTGTGAAGCGACCGCCACAGAAGGTACAAGCATGTGGTATCTATGTTTTTGATAAGTACTTATCCGATCCAAGGGCTGCTGCTGATTCGACACGTGATCCAAAGAAATATATAGAACATTTTATTCTTCCGTATCGTAAGAAATTCCAAAGAATGTATGTGAGTGCATCATCACATAGTTCTATGAAATTCAATATGTCATGGAAAGTGTTTGGCTATATTTTCTTATTTTTGATGATTATTGTGATATCAGTTGTTGGGGTTACAAAGATACCGATTTTCAGCTATGCAGTATCGGCATTCAAGCAAATGACAGGTCAAGAATCTAGTGCACTTGATCAATTAAAAACGGGTGGTAAACCTGCTGAACAACCAAAGAATGCTGAACCAGTTGATAATGAACAAGCAACGTCACAGCCTGTTTCAAATATGCAAAACACTACTGGAGAGAGTAGAAATCAACAGTTTGAATATGATGTAAATAGACCGTATGACTTTAATCCTCCAGTGCTCTATGAATTACAACAGCGCCCACGATTAGCGGGTTGTATTGCATCTAAAACGAGTTGTTCGTGCTATACGCAACAAGCGACTAAAATAGATATGAGTCAGAAAGATTGCAGACGTTATGTGTCGGGTGACAGACCGTTTGACTACTTCACTAGGGAGCAAGATAGACAATTTGCACAAATGCCTTCGCAGATGCAGCCTGTCGCTCAAAATCAAAGTACTCCAAGCGATTTTGATGCAAAGTATTATCAGTTTAAAGAAGAAAATAATAGGGCTAATAATGTTGTATATGAAACACGTTCTCTTTCTTCAAGACCAATCAACGGGGCAAATTCTTTATGAAATATGATGCACATGTTAGGGCTTTCTATATGAAATATATTCCAGTTAAATTATTGATATTTTTTCTTATTATCGCTTTTGGATTTGGTTTGTATTTGGGCTATTTGTATGGTCTATATGCAGATGATTTTTTTCTTCCTGATTACAAAAACCCTCCATTGGATATCACTAGAAATTAGCAAAAAAGTGTCTTCAGGGGAATTGAGACACATCTAGGTTTAATTTAAAACCTGAAGTAATTTTGAGTGTCTCAAGGCGTAGTCTAGACACTTTGACAAGGGGTATTTATGATAAGGATTTTTAATATCGTACTGACAGTTTTGATGCTTTTTGTTCTTGCTGTTTTTGTTGCTCAAGCTAGGTCATGTCAGCAATATAATGATGAAAATTACCCGTTTTGATTGGCATTTTCTTCCATACCGGTTTGACCTGGAGAAGATCTGCAGCGGAATAAAAATGCACTTAAGTTATTGATAGTTCGTAGAGCTTAAAAAAATGGATTGGCAAAATATGACAAATTTTAATAGTGATGCAATTGTAGTAATTATTGGTATTTCTCTCCCTTTTTTGTATGTTTTCTATATGAAGCTTATGAATAAATTTTTTAATTTATATGATGCATTGATACAAAAAATTAAAAGCTGAGATTTCGC